AAATCGGGTACGGCAACGATTGACCAGCTGAGAGTGGGGACGCTGGTGGCTGATGCTGTCTCCGGCCCGAAATCCATCAACGCGGACAATGGGTGGTTCGGTGCGGTGCATGTCGGAGAAACGGCGGTTGCGCAGCATACGCTGACAATCGGGGGAACATCGTGCCAGTTCTTTGCGCCTGCCGATGCAACTTTTGACCTGAGCGACATGCCGGGCTACGATGATGCTCTGGATGCCGCGAGGAGAGAAGGAGCATCATCGGTGCATGTGCAAGCGCTGGAAGCATACGGAGAAAGCTACTATGCAGCGACAAAGACGGTCATGGCAGACCTGGACATCACGCTGAGCAACAGGGAGACAAGCCAGCATTCGGTGTCAGTCGATGCGTCTGGTGCGTACAGCGCGGGGCGCAGCGACGTGACCATTGGCGAAATCACCTGCGTAGACATTAGTGCGGGTGCTGACACGGGCAGGGTTCGCGTGACCGTTAAAATTAGTAACGGCAAGACGAAACAGCAAGTCTTTACGTTTGCATAAAACAGGGGGGTGAATTGAATGGATGAGCAGGAAATGCAGCGACTTTTGGATGCACTGCGGCGGCTGCACGTCAGCGACGAACCGGCAGGGAATGTGCGTTTACTGACGGTATGTATTGACTATCTGGTGGCGGGAATTTCCAAGGTTCAGCAGGAGAAACAGAAGAAAGAAGGGGGAGAGACGTGACGATTACAGCACGGCTTGCCTATCAATTGAACCTTCGACGCGGGATGCAGAAGGTACTCCTGCCTGTGTTTGCTTCAGGTGATTCGTTGGCGCACGAAGTTGTGCTACAATGCGGGGCAAACGAAAATGTGTCACTAAACGATGCCAGGGTGTCTGCTACCTTTACCAGAGCGGACGGAAAAACAATGAATATCACGGGAACTGTGGCGCAGGACAAAATCAGCGTTCTGCTGCCGCAGCTCTGCTATGCAGTTCCGGGACGTTGCCTGCTGACGATTAGCCTTGAGCAGGAAAATCAGAAAGTGACGGTGCTGTATGCACGCGGTGCGGTGCTGAGCGATACTTATAATAAGCCGGAACAGCCGACGACAAACGAGACGGCGCTTCTTGGAATGGCGATTTTGGGGAAAATGCGTTTGAATTACAGTTGAGGGGGGAGAAAAATGTCATACCAAAAGCAGAACTTCCGCGATGGGGAAGTGCTGTCGGCGGAGCAGTTGAATCGAATGGAAGAGGGCATTGCAAAGCTCGAAACCAACATGATTACCGCCGAAGAGCCTACATCATCCGCCGATGTCCAGTCTTCCGTAGAATCCATCCTGAAATCAATTGAGGATAAGGGAAATGGGTTGCTTGCGCTGCTTCAGAAGAAGGGCGACGAAATCCTGGATGCATCAGCACAGAAAGGTGGCAATACGGATGTTGTGTACTGCTGGGGCGACAGCCTGACGGAGGGCGTTGGCGGGGACGTTGCAACGCAGGAAAGTATCCAGCGGTTTATCGTGAGCGCATACCCCGATGTGGTGGCGAAAACGTATCCCTGCGTCAATCTTGGTTGTCGTGGTGAAACAATCCAAACCATCATGGCGCGGCAAGGTTCTGACCCGATGGTGGTTGGCGGCTTTACGATTCCGGCATCAGCGGATGAAAATGTCGTCGTCGGCTATTTGCGTGGCAGATACTACGACAGCAACCGCCTTGGAATTGCGACACAATCTGGAGATGTGGCGCAGCCATTGAAGGAAACCGAAGCTGGCGTGAACCCGTGTGTTATTGCCGGTATTGAGGGTATTTTGTATCGCGATCATACTGCTGATTCGGATGGACGCTATGCGTACCGCTTCCATCGTTTGAAGGACGGAGAAGCAACTGTTGTGCCGTCAAACACACAGATTGAAACCTATGCCATGCGCAACTATCGGAATGGCGTTGCCGTCATCTGGATGGGCGCGAATGGCGCGGTCAACTCGCACACGGCGTATATCCAAAAACTGAAAGACATGATTACATACGGCAATTACAAAAACTATATTGTTGTAATCGCACGCGAATATGTCAAACAATGGGTTTTCGAGGACGCGAACAGCATCGAAAAGGCATTGACGGACGAGGACGGGACGTGCCATCTGCTCTATCTGCCGGATGAGCTGGTTCGGCGTGGCTATGCGCTGGCTGGCGTCGCTGCGAGTGCGAATGTGCCGGACACATCCGCGTGGACAACGACGGATGCCATCAAGAAGAATGCGCCGCTGCTGATGTATTCATCCGGTGGCAACACGGAGAACAAGTTCGATACACTTCACTTTTCCGCATATGGATACAAAGCCATCGGCAAAATGGTTGTGGAGAAGATTGGGCAGCTCATGAAAACTGGCGGTGGAAGTTCTGGCGGCGATACGCCGACGCCTCCGGTCGATGTTGGCTACGTCAAGGACGGCGAGGACGATTTCGGCGCGTATGCTTTTAAGCTGATACGCCCGAAGACAGGAACGGGCAGCATTTTCAATACGGGCTACAAACCGCATGACGTAGAAAAGAATTGGACGATTGCTTGCCGATTTGCGGATAACATGATTACGACGGCGGAAGCCGGTACGCTTGGCTGTATTTTTGAATCTCGGAAACATTTCTCTGGCGCAGAAAGCAAAAAAGACACCGTAGCTTATTTGCGCCGAACAACGAACAACGACGGCAGTTATTCGTATTCTCTCGGCGGTGGGTTCGGGGCATTCTCTTTCCATCCGGAGCAGTCCAACGGCTATGTTGCGCCGACGGATGGCTACCATGATGCAATCATCCGCAAAGAGGGTGGACTGTACACGTTCTGGATGGATGGCGGCAAGGCGTATAACTCGGCTCTGGATTATACAATCCCCGCAGACCACTACACGGACGAACCGCTGTACCTCTTCGGGCGCGTCGAAGACGGGAACACCTATCAGATTATGACGGGCGAAATCAAGGACTTCCGCATCTATGAAACGGCGCTGACTGACGCACAAATTTCGACATTATGCCAGGCGATGAAGGGGTGAGCGGCATGGCAAAAATAAAAACACTGTATCAGAACGGGCAGCAGATTATGCCTGTTACGCATCCCAAGGCGGTTATGGATGAGAACGGAATTTCTCTTGACGTTGTGCTGGCACAGTTGCAGTCTCGCATTGCCGCGCTGGAAGCGGGCGGCATTACGATCACGACCGCCGACCAGCTTGTTTCCGCTGTTCCGCTGGATTCGTGGAAGTTCAACCTGATTTCCGCGACGGCGAACACGGCGTATTCCTCGACCGCCGAAGCGGCAGCGGGGTTTGACGACGCAAGCTGGCGGACGGTCAGCGTGCCGCATGACTGGTCGGTGGGGCTGGACTTCAATGCGTCCAGTCCGGCGACGTATGAGGGCGGGTATCTGGATGGCGGCGACGCGTGGTATCGCACGACCGTCAGCGTGAACAAGCAGAACGGGCGGCGGTATGTGCTGTGCTTTGACGGCGTGTACATGGAATCGACCGTGTACGTCAACGGGCAGCAGGTACACAAGAACTATTACGGCTACAACCCGTTCGCGGTGGATGCGACGGAACAGATGGTCAGCGGCGTGAACACGATTGCGGTGTTTGTGCGCAATGAACAGCCGTCGTCGCGCTGGTACTCCGGCAGCGGAATGATTCGCCCGGTGGAGCTGGTGACGCTGCTGGATGACCAGATTCGCATGGAGAACATCCGCGTGACGACCCCGAAGCTGGACAGTGACCAGACCAACGGCGAAACGGTTGTTGCGTTCGACGCGGTGAACAAAACGGGTGCAGAAGCGTCCGCAACGTTCACGGTGGATTTGTACGACCCGGACGGCGCGAAAGTCGGCACGGCGGATGCGTCGGCGGTGATTGCGGCAGGAGAAACGCAGAACGTCAGCGCGACGGTAACGTACCGCAGCCCGAAGCTATGGCACATCAGCGACGCGCAGCAGCGGGATTCAATCGCGAACGGGAAAAGCGCATCGGTATCGGGCAATCCGCTGACGTGCGAGAACGCGCTGGCGGGAAAACCGCTGGGGGCGCTGCATGTGTACGGCAAAAGCACGCAGGACGGCACGCCGATGCCGACTGCGCCAGTGCCGATTGTCAGCGCGGGCGGCAGCGGAACGGTGGTGGTCACGGTGTCGGACGGCGCGGACAATTCGCAGACGCTGACGCTGCAAACGCCGAATAATTTGACGGGCATCCCGGTCACATCCGGCGGGAACTACACGGACGAAAACGGGCAGCAGTGGATCTG